TAAAAGATAGGAGCGTACAACTCGTCTGTATAGATCCACCATATAACATAGGTAAAGATACGTGGGACACCATAGAAAACTATATCGAATGGCTCACGAGTGTCATACAAAAGCTCGAAACGAAAATGAAGCGTGATGGGAGTCTCTTCTTTTTTCATAACGATATGGAACAGATTAGTGAACTCATGATTTCTATCAAGAAAAATACGTCACTCGTGTTTAAGAACATGATCACATGGAACAAACGTTTCGATGGTTCGTCTAAAAAAGGGTACCTCGACGGGTACGTCGTCAAGAACGACATGCACAATTGGAATAAGATGTGTGAATATATCCTTTTTTATACCTTCGACAACTCTACAATCATCCGCGATAAACGTTTGGAACTTGGTGTGAAGCAGACAGACATCTCCAGAGAGATTCTTTCCAAAACCGGGGGTATGACTGGTTGGTATTCCAACATAGAGACGGGTAAGAATATGCCAACGAGAGACACCATAAAACCTATAGAAAAGCACCTGGGTCTCAAATATGAGGATATAGTCCCAAAATTTAACAACCAAAAGACGGATCACTGTGTATGGAATTACGACATGGCAAAGCGTAACGAAATTCACATCACACCTAAACCTGTAGCACTACTAGAAAATATCATTCGACACACTACCGACGAAGGGGATCTCGTTCTCGATTGCTTCGCTGGTAGTGGGAGTATAGGTGTAGCGTGTAAAAATACGGGGAGAGACTGTTTCATGATAGAAAAGGATGAACGCTACGTAAACTTTATTAAAAATATCTTTTCCTCCACTTAACCGCCATTTCGGGGAACAATTCCTCTAGAGTTTTAAAATACTTATCGAGAAGTTCCTTTTCTTCCTCTTCTTCCTCTGTCAATTTAACGCGATATGGGAACAAACCCAACTTGATCGTCTTAAATTGATCGAGCCTTTTATTGAAATTTTCAAAAACACGAAACGATAGTAATGTTTCGTCTTTTATGTTTAAAACACGTATTTCTTCATGTATTCGTTCTGCATGAACCATTGTATCTATCCTAGATTTTTGTTGGCTGAGATAAAGAATATAGTTAAAGAGGACCATATAAAATTAATAAATTGTTCAACATGCCGAACGTAACTCGTGCTACACCGTGGAGCCAGCAAGAAGCATCTTTGAAGGCGTTTCTTAATGAATGTGGTAGTATAACCATCCCGATGAATCAAAGAAATTACTGCTGGACACGAAAATCTGTTGATGACTTTATAGATGATATGGTTGAAATTTTGAAATCCAATAAAAAAATGTGTTATGGTAATGTTATTCAATACAAAACTGACGGTGACAAAGAAATATGGGACGGACAACAGAGAATCATAACGGTTATTTTAGCACTTTTAGCTTTTCGTAATTTTCTAGAAAATATATTTCCACACGCAAATGTAGATTATGAAAAACAACACGTCGAAAAGCTAAAAAAACAAATCCGCAACGTCACCGAGTTGGATACCAACGAAAACTATGATTTGGATGACGAAAGTACAATAATACACCCGCGCGTTAATTGTGTGAGTCCATTAGATAAGACGACCCTCACGTCTATCATAAATGATTATGAACCACTTGTAAATTTCCAAGACTTGGAATTCTCTAAATGTGGTGATGGGCGGATAAAATGTCGACATTGTGGTGAAATTATAGCATGTGACAAACAAACTACAACAGATTTTAGACGTCATTTGATTAAAAGTTGTAAAGTAATATCAAAGGAAAGTCGAAATAAATTGATAAAAAATGATAAAAAATTAGGTTCTGTTAAATCAAATAAATTGTTAAACGCATATGAACATCTCTGTTATTATATTTTTAAGAAGTGTTCAACACTTAATAACATAAAAGATTGTATCCATTTGCTATTACACGATTATATAGTAAATGTTAAGAGTTGTACAGATTTAGACTATGTGAGTAAATTGTATAATTATGAGAATAACCGTGGAGAAAAAATGGCGACAATAGACGTAGTAAAAAATTACATATTAACTAATATTCCCGACGACAAAAAATTCGAGATATTTACACGGTGGGAGGAATTAAAAAATCAAAAAAAGAGCGATATTTATGGTAATGATTATGGCAATAAAATATTTAGGACAGCTATACAGATATATAATAAAAACATGGTTGCGGCTTGTCTGACAGAAGAAGCTGACTATAAAAAATTGATAGATTACAATGATAAAAAAAATACTTATGAAAATACTATAAAGTATTTAGATATAGCTGAAAAATTGCATTCTATAATGGATGATATCAAAGGAGATAGATACGGTAGACTCGTTCTACACAAAAAAAAGGGTGTAATATTCTCATGGGAAGCTTATGCATACACGATCTTACCAAAATTTTACAAGGAAGAATGTATCGATTCGAAGTTTATAGAAAAATTAGTTGCATGGCAAATGTACGTGTCATTCTATGGGCTTAAAGAAACGTTCAATAGTCTACGTTATTCTAATCCACTTGCTGGATTTCTTACATCCTATTTGAACAATGGAATTACTAAAGAGGAATTAGACGTTAAAATCTATCAACTACTCAACCGGGGTATTTCAGGTCTTGTTACTAACGATGAAAGAGAGATCGTGAAACGTCAACAATTCCATAAGGCTGGTATAGCAAAAATTAAAAGTATATTAGCGTATATTGAAACAAAGACTACATCGTCAATTAATCTATTTGATTTAGATGGAATTGACCATGAGCATATTGTTTCACAAAAAGCTAAACCCATATTAACAAATGGAAATCTCATAAGTTCTTGGGGTAATATAACCCTGTTAGAGTCTAAGAACACTGAAAATGTTCAAACAGGAAATAGAGGAGTTCAGACTTCTATGTTTAAAAAGAGAGAAAGTTATACCAAATCGACATTTTCTTTTACAAGACAAATCGTAGAGCAGTACCCAGAATTCTTTGTGAAAGATATTATTACAGAGAATCCAAACTCGATTTACGATACACTCATTCAAAAACGAAATGATGATATTATAAACAAGTGTATAGATATAATAAAATTTTAAATGTTCACTTCCGAAGGTCTTTGTCAGCCGTGTAGTACGTCTTCCCCTTCGTGACAAAGCTGTGTACCCTCGCGTACCCCCACGCCTGTGGAGAGGCTCCCGGACGATGCCCGGTTCTCCACGCAGCGAGACCCCTGTCGTAGACCGTCTTGAGGGTCTTCAAAGGCACGCCAGTAGCCTTAGCAATGTTTGGAAGGGATTTGACACTAGGTCCGTACTTCTTCCTAAACTTTTGGGTGTAGGAGGAAGTCTTTGTCTTCTGTCCCTCGTCCGTTTTGAAGCTGCTGTAATCTCGTTTAAGCATTTTTTTGTATCGTGTTTCGACGTCTTTGAGGGTGGTGAGTCCCCGGAAATACTTGAGTGGAGCGTATATCTTACCTTTGGTTCTACGCAGCTCACCAACCTTCTTAAGAATCTGAACATCTGTGAGAGGCATCTTACTTTGCCTTGAGATATTTTATCGCTACCTCGATGCTCGGATATATGCATTTTCCAAATTTAACCCGTCCTGTTCTAGGATTGTAGTACCCCGTGTGCCCATTATACGAAGCCCTGTGAACGTCACCCATATAAAAAATACGAGATATTTTTAATAAATCGGGATGGGTCTTTCAATAATTATGGGAAATATGTTTTCTGGTAAAACTTCGGAACTCATCAGGCGACTTAAGCGTCTGAAAGTCATAGGCAAGAAGATTCTCGTCGTCAACTCCAGTAAAGACACGAGGTGCCCAGATGAAGTTTTGAAAACACACGACAACGTGAAGTTCAACTGTTACAAAACACACGACCTATTTGACCTGATGGATGTAAGTGAGTTTTACGACGCCGATATTATCGCCATAGATGAAGCCCAATTTTTCCCCAGACTCAAAAAATTTGTGGAGTGTTGTCTTCTCTCTGAAAAGAGTATCATTTTGGCTGGTCTCGACGCCGACTCGTTTCAGAGAAAGTTTGGTGAACTTATCGACTGTATTCCACTCGCGTGTGACGTGACTAAACTTTCGGCGCTATGTATGCATTGTAACGATGGAACTCCAGGTCCGTTCACGAAAAGGATCGTGGATGACAAGACTCTCGAACTCATCGGTGGGAGTGACATGTACGAAGCCGTGTGCAGAAATCATCTATGAACATCGAGTATGAGTAAAACCCGTTTACCTTCACCGGTTTTGATAAGTTCATGGTATCGTCCGTGATCGAAAAAGAAGTCTTCACCCTCGTGTTGAACAAAGGTACCCCTGTCAGTATACAGAGTGCAATCACCGTCACCTTGTATAGTGAGCTGATACCTCAAGAGTTCATTCGATTCAGCCCTGTGTGGAGGAAGTATCATGGGACCCTCGATGACCACAAACATGGCTGTGTCCTTATAAATACACGGTATCTGATTTACGAGACTGTTCAACAAAGGAAAGTCCTTGACTTTGTAATAGTAGTACCCGTCATTCTTCTCAGACCATACATCTTCATCATGTTGGTGACGCTTTTTTAGAGTGGGTGAAACCCGTTCAAACTCTTCACGTATCTTTTGATAGTGAAGCTTGACTAGAAGTAAACCCGGGTAGTGCTTTACGTCATGTTCGGTGAAACCATGTACGATGTCCCTGAATGTATTTTGTATTCCGAGAAGTGGTCGCCAAGGATTTGTAAAGTAGAGTCGATCGATGGGAGCCTTGACAAAATCATAGAGGACCATGAGTATGGGAACGAAGGCGAACCTCCACATTATTTTCTCAGGATATTATAAAATGCCCGTTGGATACACGTCCAAGTATGCCGAGCCCGAGCCCACTCCTGAGGTCAAGACCACCGAGTCTCGCTTTAAGATGCCCGCCATCCCTCAGCTCACTATCGTTCAGATGATTCTCGCTGTTCTCATCGCGGCGTACGCTTTCGTCTCTCGCAAGGTGAACGGTGTCGTCATCGCCACCCTCGCTCTCACCATCGGTCTGCTCCACATGTACGACCACCTCTACCGTGTAAAGCGCGGCCCCGAGCGTCTCTTCTTCCTTCCCCAAGCTAAGAAGGAGGAGTACGGTTGCATGGGCTGTAAGTAAATTATCTTCGTAAAATGTAAGTATGCGCGTCAAGATAACTCGTAGCCCTAACCCTAAAAAGAAGTTCAGGGCGACCCTCGAAGACGGCAGGACTGTTGATTTTGGTGCACGTGGGTACTCCGACTACACCAAGCACAAGAATCCTTCACGTATGCGTTCCTATGTCCTCCGACATGGAGGTAGGATACCCAAAAGCACGATAGCTGAGCGAGATCCCAAGAAAATTCAAGATAAGATGCTAAGCATCGATGGGAGTGACAAAGAGAATTGGAAAATGAGTGGTATCGACGGGGCTGGTTTCTGGTCCCGTTGGTACCTCTGGAGTTTTCCTACGTTCCAGGGTGTTGAGAAGTTTATGTCGAAACGTTTTGGTTTGGTGTTTAGTTGAATCTTTCCATAATTTCTTCAAAGGCCTCGTCAGTCGCTATACACACTTCCAATGCACCATCTAACTCCCGTTTTGGAAAGTCGTCGTCTATTCCAACCGCACTTTCCCATACCTCACGTTTACGTTTTGAACCACTGAGCGTAAAAATGTCATTCGGATAAGCAGTTAGAGTATCCTTGAACTTGTTACCATCGAGTAATTCCTTTGCCTTTTCACATGTTTCGGATTCACGAAGTTTCTGTATGTGGTTTTTAGCCATCATCATGAATTCTACACGTTCATCTGCAGATAAACCAGACAGATCCGGTCCGGCTTTTTCATCTAATTCTTTCATTTCTTCCTTTCTCTCTTCGTTCATGACCTTTAAATCATTCGCGATATTCTTCCATTCGGTAGCGTTCATTTCTTTTAAGAAATGGGGTTCGGTCCCTGGGATAAACCCACCAAACCAACCCCCTGCAGCGGATAAAGAAGAGCAGAAGCAAAGAGCTATGATAGCAGCCATATTATAATGTACGTAGATTATAATATGGGTGAAGTACTTCTTATGGCCTGTGCCTTCTCATCTTTCGTGGGATCAGTAGGAGGTGGAATCTATTTCTTCTTACAGGAAAGAGAAAAGAATCTCATCACCGAAAAGCAAGCGTTACCTTACATTACCGCATACTTCGAATGTGATTTTAAGGGTGACGATCATGGTAAATTTGGCGATGCTTCGGATTTTGTAAAAGCTGAGATATCTTTGGGTATTCCTTTTAAATCCATCATCGTACCAGACGGTTTTACAGTCGACATGTATTCTCAGGAGGGGTATAAGGGTAGCAAATTATCGCGCAGAGGTCCATTCAATCAAAAATGTACTACCATTCATTCTATGATAATTACGAAGGAGTAGAAAGTCCCTTCTTCTTAAGGACATTTTTCAGTTCGGCCATGAGTTTCGCGCGCTTCGCGTTGATGACCGGGCGTCGGGGTGGTGGAGGTGGAGGTGGAGGAGGTGCGGATGGAGCACCCGCACGAACCACGGTAGGTGCGACAATGTTTTGACACACTCTGATAACTTTCTGTGCATTCTTCACACTGTTCTCAAAGTTCATAGTAATTTTAGAGCGAAGTTCTTTCGCTGATAGTTTGACTCGTTTTCCCTTGACAGTTTTAGTCACACGGAGACCGAGCTTTTTGGCTTTGTTTTTCAAGTCACGGTACTGCATCTACTGTTAACTGAGATTTTTTACTCAAAAGAGAACCAAATCGAAAAAAGTTTCGATTTCACCTTGTCCAACGAGTTGAGCATAGTTCAACTCCTCCTTACTAAAATATAACGGATTCACATTCGCCTCGAGAAACACTTTTCGTAATGTGACACCGTACGTATCCAAACGAATAAATATTTTACATAGCAATTCAAAATCGAGTGACTTTACACACATACAAAAATTCGTTTTATTTACCATGTAAGACCCATCATCGGTTCGAACGAGAAAGTGTTTTTTGATGAAGATATCCGTTTTGTCTATCGAGTGTAAGAGTTTGTCAAAGTCCATGACATTAGATACACCCGTGACTAGTTTTCTAATAAAGTCTCGCTTACATTGGGGGAGTGACATCTTAATTTGTATAAAGATAAAAAACGTCTTCACCATAAGATGAGTGATGCACAACAGCTTAGAGTGCTGATTCACAAGATTCTTCTTCCCAGACTTCGACGTCTCGAGGAAGAAGTTCATTCTCTACGAAAACACACATGGCCGTACGTTCAACACATGAAAGAGCGAAACCAGCTTGACGATATGGAGATGAAGGTGGATTTTCTTAGACATCTCGATGACGAGGGGGTGGCCGAACTTTTACGACTTAAATCGAAATATGCAGGAAACACCGGATTTCTCACCAGAGAATACGATACCGTGACACGGTTGAGAAATAATTTTTGTTGACGTATAGTAAAAGATGATTGGAAATCTCTTCAAGACTTCTGGTGAACCCATGGGTAACACCCAACTTGGATTTACCATCGCGTGTTTAGTTTGTTCCATCATGGGTATCATGGGTATCATGCGCATACCTTTCAAATCCCCTCCGATTCTTGCGGCGTGCGCCGTTTCGGCGTGCTGCTCTTCTAGTCAGACGAGTTCTCTGATTAACGATATACAGAAGCGCGTTAAGCAGAAAAAAGAAGAAGCTGAAAATTAAAAGAAATCATCCGTACGATACATATTCACTGTGAATGAACCAGTCTTTCCCAATACGGTGACTGTTTCATTTCCGTACAACTCTTCGCAACCGATGTCCTCCATGCAGTCTCTCGCGTTGTGACTGATAGAAACGGGGTACAAATTCTCCCCACCGGTGGTCGTGTAGTAATGATAGCGGTCACGACGCCCACGCACCTCCTTACCATAGAGAGGGAGTGTCTCACCATCACCACCCGTGATAATACCCATCTGCTGCATGTAGCCAGGTTTGTACTGTTTGATGGGTGGACCCCTGAATTCGGGCTCCCGCACCGGGGGACGACGCGTCTCCACGGGGCGGGGTGGAACGGGGACAACCTCGACCGGAACCTCCACAACCTTAGGGTTGTACCACATGTAGCCGAGTACACCCACGAGCACGATAAGAGTCAAGGTCATCAACTGAATCTTCTGTCGATTCTTCATTATAGTATAGGTGAGGAAATATTTTAGCAACCTATAGTATAATGCCAACTACTAAACAACTCCAGAACGCTAAGAAGAAATTAAAGAAAACTCCCAAGCCTTCGGGTAATACTCCCAAGATTCCCACCGCGGCACTTATGCGCCTCATAGCCGCCGACCCCAAGATTCGACGTAATAAGGAATTCATTAAGCGTGTTCATCAGCTTTCGAAGAAGTAGGTTTGATGTCCTCTCGAATGATCGTGATTGCGTTCGTCACAAATTCGAACATGTCGAAAATCTCATTTGTGTTACGTCTCTCGAGTGCCTTCTTGAGCTTCTCAACATTGTAGTCGAGTGAACGTTTCTCCTTCTCCAGATTTTGAAGTTGCTCCTCAAAATACTCAATCTTTTGATTGATAGCTTTCGTGGTGATTTCCAAATTTTTATCGAGTTTTTCAATTTGCCTCTCGTAATATTCCTTCTGTTTGGATAGGATCTGCCTCTTTACCTCCGACTCGGTCCGGTCGGCTTGAGCGTCGAGTCGCTGAATTTTCGTTTCAAACTCTTCCAATTCTTCGACATAGTTGGCGTGATACAAATCACGGTTGTACACGAGTTTCTTGATTTCACTCTGAAGTTTAAGATCCATGATACTTTACTTTACCTTTTTACCTTTAAGCAAATCACTTAGGTCATCGAAAAATATATCGAAGTGTCCCAACCTGTATCCGACAAAAGCCCATAAAACAAAGAATAGGGTTTTGGTCATGTTATTGATCTGGTTCTCTTCCATCTTGTATATCGGACCGACGAGTCTACCCATGAAGGTCTCGTCCTTGTGTTTACCGGTAACCATCATCTCCGCTTGTGTCAGTGCACACGTGTCATCGTTCACCGACCAATGGTAGAAGATGAAGGGTATAATGATCGAGTAAAATTCTAGGTTCCTCTTATTATTGGTAAACGGAACGATAAGAATAGCTAATAGGAATAGAGTGTGCAGAAGAAATATAATGTTCATCTATTATAAGATGACGGAGGAAAAAAATATGGAGGAAATGTGGAACGATTATCACGAAAATGTGCTCAGGCAATGGGGTGAGGCCAGTGCGTGTTATCGTTACATGCATCATCGAGCGTTTTTGCAATTTAAAAGAATGAGTTTACATTTCAATTTACCCGTGATTGTACTGTCGACCATAACTGGTACGGCGAACTTCGCCCAGAGTACTTTCCCAGAGGGTATGCGTAGCTCTGCACCGGCCATCATCGGTGGAATGAACCTGGTTGCCGGTCTCATAGCCACGATCATGCAGTTCCTTAAGGTGAACGAGTTGATGGAGAATCACAGAACTGCTGCGTTAGGACATGGAAGTTTGTCCAGAAATATTCGATTACAGCTTTCACTCCCCCGTGCAGAACGTAAAAAGGAGGGTCTAAAATTCGTCGAAGAGTGTAAGGCGATGTATGATAGTCTTTTGGAGCAGTCCCCTCCTATCCCTAAAAAGATACTCATGAATTTCGATAAAGAGTATCCCATCGAGGGTGTCTTTACGAAACCGGAGATACTCACTGTACGTCCCATACCACCCCTCAAACTTCCCAAGACGGTCGAGCCCATCGTGGCCATCACCAAGGATACACCGTTCGAGAAAATAGGTAAAATGTTAGCACCTAAGGAAGAGGAAGAGGAGCCTGAGGAGGAAGAGTATGAAGAGGAAGAGGAAGAGGAAGAAGAGACAGACGTCGAGCAAGGTACACCAAGAGAATGAACATGACGACGTTCATAAGAACTCCACATGCAACGTATGGTAAAATTTTCCTTTTTAAAGGTTCTACGATACGTTTATGTAGTGCGTTATTTTGAAGCACTAAATCTATGGCCTGATCAGTAAGGTCATCGATGGATTCCTTCATTAAAATAGTCGAGCAAAAAAAAGAGGTCGAAAATAGCGTGGAGACCATTCACACGAAACAGATTGAACTCATTCGTAAATATATCCGTGAACGAAAGAACGTTTTCATATGCGGAGCTTCGGGTGTTGGAAAGTCATACATTCTTAAACGGGTGCTCGAAGGCGTGAGTCATGTCGAACTTCTTTCGGAACACATGAAAAGTAAATGTTTGTTCCTACCCTTCATAAAACCCTCATCCAAATATGTATTCATCGAAGACTATGACCCTGTGTTCAAACCTATAATCGAACGAGTGTCTGACGGTGATCATATCACCCGAGGTGGATCGCTTTTAGTGACGTCCACGAACATGTGTATGTATCCAAACTTCGAGACGGTTTTCGTACCGAAACACAAACCCGAGACACTCATGAAACTCACGGACGAACGAGGACCAAAGGTGGAGAGTGCGGCTCATATGTGTAAGGGAAACATTCGAAATTTTTTCACCTATCTCGATGGGTACGATGTGATGGATGATTTCAAAACCCCCAAGGAGTTCATAGCGGATATTTTGTCCGATCCTGTACCCATACCCATTCACGATAGTATAGCCGAACACGGACATATGTGGGACATCTTCCAGGAAAACTACCTGGACTCGAAAGGTGTCGACGTCGTGGCCGCATCCAGCTCATTCTCTGATGCGGACTATTACGATAGTCACATTTACACATACGGAAACTGGAATCTCATGCCATACTTCGTCTTACATGCTCTGACCATACCAAAATCATCTCTCGGCGAACCGCTCGTGAAAGATAAGATTCGACCCGGAAGTTGTTGGACAAAGTTGGGAAATTACAAGATGCGTAAACAAAAGTACGACGAGATTCGTAAGAAATCCAGATTGGGATTTGGGATTGAAGAACTCTGCCTCTTGAAAAAGTATGCGGAGAAAGGGGACCTAAGTAATCTCGTAGATTACAAAATCTCACCTCAAGATTTCGACGTGATCAATCACTTGGCCGTCGGAAACAACTTAAAATCAAGAGACGTGACAAAAGTAAAGAAGGCTCTCAAGAATGTCTACGAAGGAGGAAGAAACTGAGATCGAAGAGTGTGTCAAGGTTATCGGAAATGAAATCCTCTTCTACGCCGATGTGGATAGAGAGAATGCACTTGACTTTGTAGAGAAGTTCAAAAAGTTGGAGATTGATCTTCTTAAGAAGAAGGCTGAACTCTTTGGTTACGAACCAATCATTAGGGTTCATATCATGAGTGACGGTGGCGACATCTTTGCTGGAATGACGTTAATGAACACACTCGAGTCCTCGCGCGTGAAGGTTGTTACCATCGCACAGGGGTCTTGTTGCAGTGCAGCGACGTTCATGCTTCTCGGAGGTGCTGAGCGAAAGATGGGTCGGAATGCCTATGTACTTATTCACCAGATTTCTACGGAGATGTGGGGAAATTTTCAGGAACTTAAACACGAGTTGAAGTCGACAGATAAGTTTATGAAGATGCTGAAGAAGATGTATCTCGAGA